TCCCAGGATATCTGAATTTAAACACTAAAAATGAAGTTATCAGTTTTACCGACAGTGATGGAAGATCAGACGTATTTGTAACTCCAACACAATCTTTAGGATTTGAAGCATCTGACATTGAATTTAAAGAATATGTATTTACGATCGATAAATTACCTTCTTTCAAATCCTATAGAATTAAGTTAGTATTAACTTCAACAAATCAAGTTTATGTTCCAAGAATTAAGGATCTAAGAGTTATTGCTTTAGCATAAAATGGATTATTTGAAAGTTGAAGGATACTCCCATTTAATGAGAGATCAAAATACAAATTCAATTATTAACACAAATATGTCAGAATACCAAGAGTATGTTTCCAGAAGAAATGCTAAAAATGAAGAGACTCAAAAAGTACAGAATATAGAAGAAGAACTTGCTAGTATGAAAGATGATATTGATGAAATTAAAAATTTACTTAGGAGTTTAGTGAATGGATCCCGATAAAATTGAACTGGAAGATCTTTCCAAAAGTTTTGAATATATGAAAGCCTGTATTGAAATTGATTCGATCGAAGATATTGAACAAATTAAGACTATTGCAAAAGCATATATGAAATTATATCTGAAGCAACAGGAAGTTCTTAAAGATCTGATTAAACTATAAATATTTAAAAAGTAGAAAATAATGGCGCAACCATCTACTAGGCAAGAATTAATAGACTACTGCAAAAGAAAACTGGGAGCGCCAGTTTTAGAAATTAATGTTGCAGATGAACAAATTGAAGATTTAGTTGATGATGCAATTCAATTTTTCCAAGAAAGACACTTTGATGGAGTTTATCCAACTTTTTATAAGTATAAACTAACTCAAAATGATATTGATAGAGGAAGGTCAAGAGGAAATAATGTTGCTGTAGGAATCGCAACTACCACAGCAACTGCAAATATAGTTGGAACTGCAACAACATTTACATACGAAGAAAATAGTAATTATTTGCAAGTTCCTCCAAATGTAATTGGTGTCAATAAACTATTTTTATTTGATGGTGCTAATACCATCACTAATAATATGTTCAGTGTAAAATATCAATTATTTTTAAATGATATTTACTATTGGGGAACAACTGAACTTTTAAGTTATGCAATGGTCAAAACATATTTGGAAGATTTGGATTTTCTTCTAAATACCCAGAAACAAATTAGATTTAATAAAAGGCAAGATAGACTTTATTTGGATATTGATTGGGGATCAGTAAGAGTAGATCAATATCTTATAATTGATTGTTATGCAACATTAGATCCGAATGATTATTCTAGAGTTTGGAATGATTCTTTTATAAAACCATATCTCACTTCACTGATTAAGCGTCAGTGGGGACAAAATATGATGAAATTTACTGGTGTCAAACTTCCTGGTGGGGTAGAACTCAATGGAAGACAAATGTATGATGATGCTCAAAGAGAAATTGATATCTTGATGGAAAAAATGTCCAATACTTATGAACTTCCACCTCTTGATATGATAGGATGATCAAATGCTTAATCCATTTTTTCTACAAGGATCTAAGGGCGAACAAGGTTTAATACAAGATTTAATCAATGAACAACTCCGAATGTACGGGGTTGATGTTTACTATCTACCAAGAAAATATCTAACAGAAAAGAAAGTTTTAAGAGAAGTTATAGAATCTTCCTTTGATGACGCATATCCACTAGAAGCTTACATTGAAAACTATGAAGGATATGGAGATAATACCACAATTCTTTCAAAATTTGGAATACAAGCACTCAATGAATTAACTATAACAATATCAAGAGAAAGATTCGAAAGTTATATTGTTCCTCTTATACAAAATAAACCTAATATTAAGTTAGGAACAAGACCAAAAGAAGGAGATTTAATTTATTTTCCTCTTGGAGATAGATTATTTGAAGTTAAGTTCGTAGAACACGAACAACCATTTTATCAACTACAAAAAACATATGTCTATACATTAAAATGTGAACTGTTTAGATATGAAGATGAAGTTATTGATACTGGTATTGATGAAATAGATGATACTAATGTTGGTGGTGGAGTTACTACGGGAGGAATTGGTGGTGGTGTTGCAGTAACTCAAACACTCACAATGGTGGGCGTCGGAACAACTGCAACAGCAACGACAACACTACTTAATGGCGGTATAAGATATATTACTGTAACAAACAGGGGAGGAGGATACTCTAGTATTCCTACAGTTGCAATATCTTCTGCACCAGCAGGAGGTGCTACTGGTATTGCAACTGCAACAATGATTGATGGCATTGTAGTATGTAATGATAATGTCAATCCATCAAATAAATCGGTTCAAAGTGTATTATTAATCAATCCAGGATATGGATACACCGTAGCACCTGGAGTTAGATTTATTGGTGGTGGAGGTTCTGGAGCGGCTGCTACAGCATCCATAGGAACTGGTATCATAGGACCAATTACCGTTACTAATGCAGGTTATGGATATACAACTGCTCCCACTATAACCTTTACTGGAATTGCATCAGTATCTGCAGCGGCGACAGCAGTTATAAATGCAGCAGGAGCAATTACTGCAATTAGAATTACAAATTCTGGACTTGGATACACAACAGCACCAACTATTACAATATCTGCTCCATCATTTGTTGGTGTTGGAACTTATCAATATAACGAAACAATTACTGGTAGCATCAGTGGTGTAACAGCAAGGGTAAGATCTTGGAATGTTCTTACAAGTTTGTTAGAAGTTTCAAATGTAACAGGAACTTTCTTAAGAGGAGAAAATATTGTTGGTTCTGCCTCTTCAGCATCTTATGTCTTATCAGCAGTTAACGAAGAGGACATCAGAGATGCATATGCCGATAATTTAGATATAGAAATTGAAGCAGACAAGATTCTAGACTTTACGGAATCAAATCCATTTGGAATGCCATAAATATAAGTTACTATTCGGTTAAATAGTATCATACGGAACTACTAAAAATGTTTGAATATTTTTATAACGAGATTCTAAGAAAAACAGTTATATCTTTTGGATCTCTGTTTAATAACATATCAATTAAACACGTTGATAACTCGAATCAAGTTATTGATGTGATAAAGGTTCCATTAGCATATGGTCCAACTCAAAAATTCTTAGCAAGACTTGAACAGTCGCCAGATTTAAATAAACCAGTTCAAATTACATTACCGAGAATGTCATTTGAATTTACTGGGTTAACATATGATGCTTCAAGAAAAGTAACTACAACTCAAACTTTTACTTCAAAATCTGCAGCAGATGGAACTGTAACAAAAAAAGCATATATGCCAGTTCCATATAATATGCAATTTGAACTTTCTATTATGGCAAAACTAAATGATGATGCCTTACAAATAGTTGAACAAATTTTACCATATTTTCAACCATCCTATAATTTATCCGTAGAACTTGTAGATGATATCAACGAAAGAAGAGATATTCCCGTAATTCTAGAAAATGTAACATTCCAAGATGATTATGAAGGCAATTTCACATCTAGAAGAGTTTTAATTTATACTTTAAGATTTACTGCAAAAACATATCTATTTGGTCCAACACAAACTGCAACGAAAGATATCATCAAAAAGACTACTATCAGTTATATTACTGGAGATACCACAGCAACTCCAACAAGAGAAGTTGTATATTCTTCAGAACCAAGAGCAATCAAAAATTATACTGGTACAGTTCTTACAAATCTAGCAAAAGACATAACAATAGAAGATATTCTAGTAGAAGTCAATGATGCAGCATCTATTTCCGTAAACACTTACTTGGACATCGAAGGCGAAGAAGTTTATGTAAGACTTAAGAACGGCAATGTCCTAACAGTTGATAGAGGAAGAGATAACACAACGATTACACCACATCTAGCAGGCGCTCAGGTTAAATCAATAACATCTACAGATAATACATTAATTCAAGATGGTGACGACTTTGGATTTAGTGGAGACACTTTATGAAAATGACTAAAAAATTCGATAACCTAAATGAAACTTTCAATGTTTCTGGAGAGATTGTTTCCACCGATGTTGAATCATCAATTGAAAAAGTAGAAGCAATATCATCTACAGTAGAAGATATTAAAAAAGATTACGAGTACACTAGAGGAAACCTTTATTCTTTGATTGAAAAGGGTCAAGAAGCAATTAATGGAATTTTAGAACTTGCTCAGGAAAGTGAAATGCCTAGAGCATATGAAGTTGCTGGTCAATTAATTAAAAACGTTGCCGATGCCACGGATAAATTAATGGACCTACAAAAGAAACTAAAAGACATTGAAGAGGAAAAAGTTTCTAAGGGTCCTACAACAGTCAATAATGCCCTCTTTGTTGGATCTACCGCAGAACTGGCAAAACTATTAAAGCAACAAACAGAAAATGAAAACGTTTAAACAGTTTCAAGAAGATTGGACGAATAAATATAAAAAGAGTATTGATTGCTCAAATCCCAAAGGATTTTCCCAACGTGCTCACTGCGCGGGAAGGAAAAAAAGAGCAAAAGGTGAAGAAACTAAATCAAACCCAGTTAAGTGATGCCCAAATTAAAGACACATAAAACAGTTGAACAAATTGCTAAAAAGCATCGTCTTGATGTGTCTTTTATTCAGAAGCAACTTGATATGGGTGAACCAATTGAACACGAACACACCCAAGATCACGATTTAGCAAAAGACATTGCTCTTCAACATCTTGATGAAATTCCAGATTACTACACTCGTTTGAAAAAGATGGAAGCAGCTGCCAAAAAGCATCATAAAAAATTTAAAGATGTTACTGAAGAGGGTCTTCGTGACTGGTTTGGAAAATCAAAATCAAAGGATGGAAAATCTGGGTGGGTAAATGTTGTAACAGGTGGAACGTGTGCTAGTGATGAACCAGGAGAAGGTGTTCCTAAATGTGTTTCTTCAGCAAAAAGAGCAAGTATGACCCCAGCAGAAAGACGTTCTGCATCAAGAAGAAAAAAACAAGCAGATCCGGGA